ATCAAGAGCAACGAGGTCGTATCGTTTACCTAAATAATTTTCTCCACGTACACTTGATAAGTTTGACCTACTTATTAACTTTGCGTTTGTTTTTGTTACAATATCCGTTTCTGTCCATTTGTCTCCAACAATATCTCCAAAATAATATTTAATAATATCATTAGTTTGTAAATGTTGTTTTATATATTGTAGATTTAAAATAGACTTACGATGATTATCAGATACCCAAGCCATAAACATTAAATCGTCAGGTTTTTTAAAAAGTATCTTATGCAATAAAAAAGTTTTAAATAGTTGTGTTTTACCACTTTGTCTAGGTAATATCAATGCTAAAGACTTTGTAGTGTTCTCTAACAATGCATCTCCTATCTCATAATGAAACAACGGACTTTCAGATTTACCAAAATCTCCTGATAAAAATAATTTACCAAAAGCTATTAAATCTGTATATGCAACTTGTAAAGCCTTTTCTGCTTCACTTACGTTCTTCTTGTTCAGATTTATCTTTTTCGATTTTATCTGTGATGTATTTTTCAAACTTACCTGATTCTTTTTTCATTTCTAAATATTGTTCAAACAAAATATGAACTTTTCTAACCTCTGCAAACAATGTACGTACAGAATGATGTATGTTGTATATATCATTTAATATGTCTTTACGAGTATTTTTCTTTATTTTATTTCTCATTTTTTTCCTATGTATTCTTTACCATTATATATGGAATGACCATCATATATACCAACTGTATCTATTCTAAATCTTTCTTCATCGTATTCAACAACTCCAAAACCCTGTTGCCAATTATATCTAGTACCACCGCCAGGTACAATACCATCGATTCTAGCTAACGTACCCATAGATACTGCTTGATATATTTTTGGTTTTCCATGTGTCCATACAGTTTTATGTGCCATTTCTAATCTATGTATATGTCCTTGTATAATACTAATACGAGGAGAGTCTAATAACTTCATAACACTTTGACCGCTCTTAGCACCTACCTTGTTTCCATGTATGCATACAAGATTATCATTAATATAATATTCACCATGAGGATATTGTCCGACATATTCTACTCCTATTTTGTGTAATCCAAGTATATAAGGTACAGAAATTAATGGAGGTACATCTGGTTCATTTGCTGGTTTTATACCATAGGCTTGTATTGTGTTTTGCACGATACTATCCATCATACGTTTTTCGTGATTACCTTCTATGTATACCATTTCTTCGCAATATGGTCTTAGTTCATTTATCCAAGATGCAAGATAATCTATACTTGGTTGTGTTGTAAAATAAAATTCTGGTGAACGTACATAGTGTGTAGACCAATCAGGTAAATCAAGCATATCACCTAACATTATTATACGATTAGGTTTTACTTCCTTAATTATTTCAGTAACAATAGCAATTGCCCTTAAATCATGAAGTGGTTCTAACTTACCTGTAGACATATCTTTTTTATATCCTATTTGAGAATCAGGTAAAATTATATCTAACTTTTTTTCTCTTTTAGGAATATTAACATTAAACTTTAGTCTCTTAACTTTTGCACCACGAACATGAGGGAAATCTGTTTTTACTGGGTTTTTTCTTACTAAACTAGCTTTTGCTTGGTAGTTAGTATGAGTATTCCAAACAATCTTACCATCTATTTCTTGTTTAGCAGATACATCCCATTGGTTTACTTTAAAATTAGTAACCTTCCATACGTTTTCTTTTATTTTAAATTTCTTTAATACACTTTTTAACGTAGGTACTTTTTTGTTTTCTACGTCATCTATATAAATATAGTTCATATCTTCTACATACGAACTTGTATTTACATTAGCATTATTATTGTTTTCGTAAGTATCTGAATATTCCCTATTGCACTCGTTACATTTATATCGTTGTACATTTCCTCTTTTACCATTTTTTTTGTAATTACTAGAACCGCACCATCTACAATTCATTATTTCTCCTCGTTTATAGCTTTTAACTCTGGTCTTTTTGCATCTTCTAATTGTTCAGGGCTAAAACCTTGAAACATTCCAATAATACCCATTTCTTTTTGTTTAATTGTATTACCAGTTGTCCCTATTATTTTTCCTATTTCCTTTGTTGATTGCAGTACAATATTGTCATCTTCACTATTATCGGATAATAATTTTAATTTACCCAATACATATTCGTGGTCTAGACCCATATTCTTTGCAATATCCATTACAGATTTTTCTATTTCGTGCATAACTCTATCCTGTTTTAATAGCATTACAGCTTTCTTTTTAGA